ACAAAAGTGAGAAGCGGAAGAGGCCTGAGGAGATGCAACCCACCACCATTGGCGGGAACCGTTATACTTCTTGCCCTTATATGCAGTCGCCACAAATATAGGATATTGCCCCTGCGCCCCGCCGTCATGCTCAACTTCACCCCATGTCGGATAACCCCACACCTCACGTTCGGTTGGCAAAAAGACCGTATCGGTAATCCATGCCCAGCCGCCTTTATTTGATAACAGACGGCGAACCGGATACAGATAATCACCGATGGCTTGCTTCAGACCCAACATAAACACGCCTTCAAGATACGTCCGCAATTCAGAAGCGGCAAATCCGCCGGTGTTGGTATCTGTGGCATTAATCCGCTTGGTCATGATGCAGTTTCTGAAAGTGAAAAGAATATGGTTTGCAGTATTCTCGGTATCACCCGCTTGCTTGTAATGGTTAAAGCCCGAAACCACAATCCGCAGGTTCTTGTAATTGGCGTTCCACGTATAGACGGTTGTGCCGTCATCAAGCGAAGGCAAATCAATGTAATCGCCGATCCTGATCCCCCGAAAATCGGGTATCTTGGAATTGTCGATCTCTCCGTTATTGTTGCACCGCCGCCGGATTTCCGCCATCGCCGCCGCGATGGTGTTCACTTTAAAAACATCCAGCAGACTCCGGTTCCACCCCTCGATGGTGTCGCCGCGAAGGGTTACGGCGTTGTCCAGCTTGATATCTATTTCGCTTTTTCCCTCCTGATCCCGCAGTATTACTTTGCCGGGTTGCTCTTGGGGGGAGAAAAGGCTTTCCTTGAATTCCAATTCATCCACGCCGAGGTTATACACGTCCTTATCAAGAAAAAACACTTTGCCGGCATTGGCTGTTCCGGTTTTCATGTAGATGAATTTGTAAGTGAAACAATCATTGCCGGTGTACCCGGGGAAACGGTTCCACGCGCCGGTCTGCACTTTCCAGAAGCCGTTTTGTTTCTTATCCCCCTGATCCTTCAGGAACACGAGATCGCCGACCCTCAAAACAATGCCGTCCATTGTCATGAGGCCGCCGGAATTTACATCCACGTTTCCGGTGGAAGCCGCGACCGGGGTGTCCGGGATGTAATTGAATTTAGCCAATATCTTCATAGGCTCCACGCCGGTCTTTTTAATCCGATCCAGCAGAGAGGCTTCGCTTTCACGCGCCGCCAGAACCTCGTCTGCAAAATCTTTAAGAACTAAAATATTCCCCGCCATTTGCTTGGCTTGAATATTTGCGGTTCCGTCTTCGCCGCCAGCCCATCGGGTGTCCAATTCTACCCGCCAGATTTTGTCAGTCCATTGTTTTACTACTGTTAAAAAACCCATTTTAACCCTCCTAAAATAGTTAGAATATGATGATCCATTCCCCTTCAAGGGCAATGTCCGATTCCTTTGGTATCGCTTTCTCCCGAACCTTCCGGGCAAAAAGCGTCCCGTCCTCGCAGAGAATTCCGAACTCCATAATAAGTTTTCCGTTTGCTTCATGCGACAGCAGGTTCCACCTGAATTCCGCATGGCCTAATGCCGGATATCCGACACTGGAAATGTTTTTGACAAACGGCGATGTGACCGCCGTATCGTCAGGCGTTGGAATATTGCCGCTAGTTCCGAAAGCGATCTTTGAGACGTGCTTTCCGTTCACGTCCCCGCCGAGCAGATGCGCGGCGGCATCTTTGGCTCCGTTGACGATGAGGTTGTGATCCTCATACGTCTCAATAAGTTTCCCATTCCGGTACACCCGCATCCTGAAGACTCCCCGCATGGGGAGTACTTCCCGAAATCGCGTCTTCTTCATAAAATTACCTCCTCCGTAATAAGTACATCCCCTGAATAATAAGGGCCGTCAAAGTCTGAATATGTCCCGTCACAGATTATTGAGCCGTCGCAAACCCTAGCCCAGGGCGTTTTGGTTCCGTCACACCGGAGCGGCTTAATAATGCGGAGCGTCATGGGGCCGTCAGCGATTGAATCCGTATTACTGCCGTTGCATAAAAAAGAGCCGTTGCAAATAAAATCTACCCGCATCCGATCTTCCAGCGGTTCCATGACAAATTTGGCATTGAACGATTCTGCCAGTCCGCCGGACAGGGTTACCGGTTTTGTTATTTCAACAGGATCGTATATTTCGTCAACGCCGGAACACACCCATGAGCCGTTACACGTCCGGCGGCCGTTCGCAATAATTTCTTCAATGACGTAATCGGAAACGGCCCCTATAACCGGAATGTAATTGTCGCATTTTACCGATCCGTCACAGACCCAAAAGCCATCGCATAACAATTCCCTGCCCTGATCGCAATAAAACCGCCCGTTACAAACAAAGTCTCCGGCAAAGGCATCGACATCAGTCCGCCTGACCCGCACGGACAGTTTCTCGCTCATGGACATTTCGTCAATGAAGTGGAACCATTCGGAAATAGTCAGCGAAATATTAGGATCGAGTAATTCATCAAGCAGACTGTGAACCCAGATGCGATCCTCTTCGCTCATCTCCGCGATGTTCATATACACCCGCAGAAAATCTTCTTGCAGGACAAACTCATCGCCGAAATGCCCGCGCATTTGATCAAGGATGTATGCGCGTTCCCCGGCCCGTGCTAAAAAGAACGAAGCGGTACTGACACGCTCACGGAACTCATCTTCGCTGTCATAGGGGAATTCAGGGATGCCGAGCGATTTTCCGTGTTTCCGCAGTGTGGGCAGATCCGCGAGATATGGAAAATGGGCTTTGAACGCTTTTTCCGCATCCCGCCGGACGATCCCGAATATTTTCCCGATTGCGGAAAAAAGAGAACCGCGATTCTTTTTCTCCATCCCGGGCGGGTCAATGTTTTTTTCAATCCAATCTTTCATGTTCCCGCCTTGGCCGCCGTTATAACGGCCTCGATTATTGCGTCCTCTTCAGGCTGGACATCCCGGACAGGGGAAATAATCTCAACAGTCTTGAGGTTCATTGTCCGGTACAATTCATAGAGGTCAGCGATCTTAAAACGTCCGCCGATGCCGAGGCTGTACACATATCCCCCCGCGACAAGCGTCACCTCCCCTTCAGACGCATCCCCTGAATATTCGATCCGCAATTCTATGGTCAGAATATTCGGAGCCTTCACTTGAACGTCAAAGGCCATCAACTCATGTGCATACAGATTATCGCGTACAGCTTGCAGTAATTCCGAACCGGGCTGTCCGTTCACGGCGGCGACAATAACGTCCGTGCTTCCCGGCCCCCGCGGAGCCCTTACAATACGCGCGGCCCTTACCCCGTCAACCTCCTCGGCATAAAAGCGGTACACTTCTTTTACGTCTCCGAGGACTTGGCCTTTCCACCGGGACTTAATTCGTACCCGGTACGGATCGTCCTCTTCCGCATCCTGCCCCGGCGAAACGATCCAGTTTTCACCGGCTAAAACTGAATCCAGCCCGTTGACCACTCTTGTCAGGCGGAGCGGTATACCGCCGCCGATGTTATACGCAAGTCCGGGACGTTCCGCGATTACCGGAATCGCAAATTCCGTGTCCGCCTTAAATTTCACGTTTTCGGAAACCTTAAAGCGCAACTCCGTCCCTTCCACAACGGCCCATGTTCCGGCGGACACCGATCCGTCCCCGTAAGCTCTGCCGGTAAAGACTCCGGTTGTCTTTACGGCCTGTTTCCGTACCACGCCGAGCATGAGGCCCCACAAGGAAAGGAAAAAGCCGGTTGCATTATCAAGAGCGGCGTTATTGTATATAGGGTTTATCGCGCTCCGGTAAATTGCAAAAACTACCCGCGCAATAACTTCGATAAAGCCGCGCAGAACGCCGGTACTCTTGAAGTTGGACAGCTTGGTCTCCTCTTTGGCTATGGCGACAATGTCATTGCGGATTTCATTTTCGCTTTTATTGATCCAACTCTCGTTCATTTTTTCTCCTTCAGATCGTATTCCAGAGTTTGCGGAGAGACCGCATCAATCGGACGGAACTCCAAACGGAACCTTTTATCGGTTTTCCTTACCGCGCCAACGCTCAAGGGATCGACCCGCTGATCTTTGACCGCCACACGCTCCAGTTCGGATATCACCGCATCTGCGTCAATCCCCGCATCGTTCAGCATGAGCGTCATCGTGCTTCCCGCCTCCTCATCCCACGGCAGTCTGCCGGGGGTTATTTTCAATTCCTGATCAATGTCCTGCGCGACACAGGCGGGGCCGGAAACAACCTCGACATCGCCGTCCGGGGTGAAAACAATGTCATCGTCAACTAACTTGAAATCGGTTCCGTAATCGGTCATGACATCGCTCCTTCACCCGCGCCGGATACGAACGGGGGTTGCAGGGTCACGCTGATTTTTCCGGCTTTCAGGTAGGAATCGACAGCGACCGCAAACTGGGCCGCGAAATAGTCATCGCCGCCAACGGACATGGAATTCATGGTTGAAAAACAGGCTTTCAATACCGTTTCTATGACTGCCTTCGTTCCGGTAAATTTTCCTTTCCCCGGCCCGGAGAACGGCGATGTCGCTCCGACAGGCGTTGTTACCGTGCCGGCAGATACGGTTGTTATGGTGTCATCTGCTTTGCAGACATCGTCAATATCGCTCGCTATGTGCGCCGCGAGATCGTCATTAGTATAGGCGGCTTCAAAAGTGGTTTTTAATTTGCTTTTCAGATCATCCGCATTAATTGCCATCGTACCCGCGCCGGCTCCAACGTATACTCCGGCGGGGGCCGCGCCGCCGTCCGTGGTTGACGCTTGGCCGGAACCGGCATAGGCTTTTATCGCGTTCGCTATTTGCTCTGCCATCCATGCGTTTGTTTTCGATCCGTCCAGCATCATGGCGAATATGCCTTTCAGCGTTGTTTCAAAAACAGTTTTTACCAACGCCATGCTATGCCTCCAGCAAGAGACCCAGATCGGTTTTGTCTTGGGTAAATTTAGTTATATCGTCAGGGCTCACAACGTGCTGTGCCGGACTTCCGACTGTTTTCATGCCGATGAGATTTTGAAGATGGGTGTCGAGAATAGTGAATAAACTTTTTGAACCGTTTTTAACCGCGCATTTATCGCCGTTCAAAATCACTTGAAACTGGCTGTTGTCTGCGGTGATCTTTTTCCCTTTTTCAACTTTGACTGTGCATCCGTCACCATTGTCGAGGGTGATGCTTTTTTCCGCCGCATCAATAACGAACTTCATGCCATCGCCATCGGTAATAACAAACTGATCTTTTTTGAATTCGCCGGCCTCATACTCGTCAGACCATATTCCGGCCACAAACGGGTATGCGGGGTTCCATCCGAGAAACTCAATAATAACTACCTGATCCGCATTCGGGATCGCATACAAGCCGCGCTTTTTCTTTCCAGCCCATACCGGGGAAATGGGGACTTCTGAAATAACCTGATCGGTGTCCTCAAGCGTTCCAAGTTTAACAACTTGCACATCGACTGAATATTTATTTTTTCCCGGCCCCTCATAGGTTTTTATCACCCGCGCCAGTACCGGCGCGGCCCGGTTCGGCAGGAGGGCGTTCAGCAGGTTCTTAAGAAAATCGACACTGTGAATCATGCCGCCTCCCGAAGCCACAGGATGAGCCGTGAATGCGATCCGCTAACGGAGAGATCGGTTCTGGCGGCAATGAGTTTAACGCCGTCAACCGTCACTTCCTGCGAATGGCGGATCGGCAAAGGCAGAACCTCTATTTTTCCATTGCCCTTTTTTAGTATATTTTTCCCCGTCTCAAACTCATAAACCGTCCCCTCGTTTTTACCGGTATCATCAGGAGTACCGAACCGGAACGTGTTTTCTTTGTCAAAAAAACAACGGAACCCGGTATGGCCATGCTCCGCAAGTGTTTTGATGAGTAATTTGATGCATAGATGGGCGGTGATTTTTTTTGTCGAGAACCGGGCAATTTCAACTTCAGGGCAAGTAATAGCTGTCTTTTCAATTCCCGCGCTGTCCAGCGTATCCTGAAGAATTACTTTAGCGGTTTCTTTCCGATAGGCTGGAACAACAAGCGTCTTAAATAATTTTGAATAGCCATCTGTCAAAATCAGATCGCGGTATGTTCCGTGAACACCCGCTGATAATATTTCCCCTGTAAAGAGAAGGTGTTCTTCATCGTTAAGCGACAGATGCACCTGTACCGGATCGCCTGATTTCCCGATGCCGGAATCTGCCGGAAATGAGAGAACGGACATGACTGAAGGAAATCCCCCGTCGGTGACGAGCGAAAAAGAAGAGGGGCGTTTCCCTGCGGCGGAACCGCCGATGGTAACATTCAAGATCGGGTGATGAAGCCTATCTTGCATACCGCGCCTCCATTGAGCCAAGCCCCCGCCGTTGCTGGTCTGATACAATCGGGGCCGTGGATTTCGGCGGGGCTGATTTTTTTGCGGCTGTCGCGGCCCCCTGCCGTTCCTGAACGACTCCGGCGGCGCTGTCGTATTCTATGAAGTCAAGCGATGCGGTGACTTTTCTCTGCGTCCTGCTTTCGGTTGTTTCCAATTTTGAAAACAGCATTTTCTTTGTTCCCCATGCGTTGATCATGGGATGGCTCAACGTATAAACTTCCGGCTTTCCGTTGCTTGCAACTTTTTTGAATGCCGCCGCAATTTGTTTGAGATGATCCCATCTGGTTTTTCCGGCTCCCGGATCGTCTATCAGCGTCATGGAAATCTGAAGGTCTATGTCGCCCCAGCCCTGCACAATCTTCACCTTGCCGGAGCGTCCCTGCACTTCCGCATCCTCAATCAAAAGAGAATCGTTCACCTTGACGGACTCAACGATTCCCGGCAGGATTTCCGGCGGCGATCCGATCTTCAAAATCCCCTCATCGCAGTCAAGGGCAAGAATCATACCGGAACCTCCTGCGGGTTATTTACGGAATGCATGATCATCCGCACGAAATCAAAAAGGTTTTCGCATTCGTCAGCTTGCAGGTACAGGTTTTGAATGTGAATGGTTTGCGATCCGTTCCCATTCGCCGTTCTCTCTCCGGCGGGAAACTCCAGGGCTTCACCCTGCGGCATGGCGGCGGAAAAAACCAGATCGGCTTTTTCCCGCAGATCGGACTCGTCCATGCCGGAAGCGAAAGTTTCTGTCAGAGCGCGGCCCGAAGCGGTGAGAGTTGAAAGCGGCCCTTCCTGCGCGTCCGAATGGGGCATCTGGCGGCTGACGGTTTGCAGGGAAGTACCGAACGCCGCTCCGGGCGCGGCGGCGTTGCTCTGGATGCCGCTCGCAAAGGCATTGTTGAGCGCGGCTCCTGATTCTTTGCCGCCTCCGACAATGCCTTTGAAAAACCCTCCGACTTTATCGAACACGCCGCCAACCACGTCACCAATTGCTTTGAACGGGGCTGTAAAAACTTCCACCTTACCGCCGATCCAATCAATAAAACCCTGAAAAATAGATTTTATTTTTTCCCATAGGCCGCTAAAGAAATTTAATCCTCCTTCCCAAACACCTTTAATTCCATCCCATGCGCCGGACGCTATCCCGCTAATTCCGTCCCACGCTTTTCCGGCGATATCTTTAGCCATTGCCCAATTCTGTTTTGCGTTTTCTACATACTGACCGGCAAAGCCTTTCATGCCGTCCCACGCGCTGGACGCTATCCCGCTAATTCCGTCCCACGCTTTTCCGGCGATATCTTTAGCCATTGCCCAATTCTGTTTTGCGTTTTCCACATACTGACTGGCAAAACCTTTCATGCCGTCCCACGCGCTGGACGCTATCCCGCTAATTCCCTCCCATGCTTTTCCGGCGATATCTTTAGCCGTTGTCCAATTCTGTTTTACGTTTTCCACATACTGACTGGCAAAACCTTTCATGCCGTCCCACGCGCTGGACGCTATCCCGCTAATTCCATCCCACGCTTTACCGGCAATATTTTTAACGCCATCCCAAACGCCGGAGAAAAAATTATCTATTCCGGCGAATACTCCTTTTATCTTATCAACCAAACCAAAAAAGGCATTTTTCAAATACTCTATTGTCGCGGCCGGCCCCTGCTTCAATGCTTCCCATAAACCGGAAAAGAAATTTTTTATGCCGTTTATCACGCCGCTTATAATGCCGTTGATTTCTGTAAATACATTTTTTACGCCATCGGGCATTTTATTCCAAACGGCGCCGGCAATGTCTCTAATTTTTCCCCATGTATTATCTATAAAATTACGAAATTTCTCATTGTGATCATAAAGAGCTTTTAACCCCCCGGCCCACGGATTTACCATTCCAACCGCGATAGTTTTCCAGTTGTTTTTCAAGAACCCAGCCGTTTTCGTTGCCCCGCTCTTGATACCCTCCCATGCTTTTCCTGCAACACCTTTCACGCCTTCCCACAGCCCGGAGAAAAACTCTTTTATTTTTCCCCAATGCTTGATGATAAGAGCCGGTATTCCGATGAATGGGAAAAATATCGCAACCGCGCCGAGTATCCAATCTGACGTTCCGAATATAAGGTTTTTAATCCAGTTCCATGCGGCTGAAAAAAAGCCGACAATTTTATCCCACAGCCCCTTAAAGAACCCGGAAACTTTGTCCCAATTTTTTATGAGGAGGTACACTCCTCCGGCCACAAGAGCTATCGCCGCAATCACCGCGAGGATAGGCCATGTCGCCGCCCACAGGCTTGCCGCAAAACCGGTTGTGGCTCCGGTCGCCACGCCGATCCCTCCGGCGGCTCCCGCGCTTGCCGCTCCGAAAGTTCCCGTTCCGGCGGCGGCGGCTCCTGAAGCCCCGCCGATGCCAAAGAGGTTTGCAATAAAGCCGATGATGGAAGTCCCGACCGCTTTGATAGGCGACATCAATATGCTGAAACCGCTTTTCATAAGGCCAAGGCCGGAAGTAAACATTTTCGCAATGCCTCCGGCATTGGAGATGTTAGCCGCTAATGTGGTCATCTGCGCGGCGGCGTTCAACGCGCCGGAACCCATGTCCAGCATGGTCTTTGCCGCCATTCCGGTCACCGCCGCAATTTTTGAAACCGCGCCGCCTACCGGCGAACTCATGATCGGGCCGACCACGTTGGAGAGAAATCCGAATTTCATGTCAACGAAAAAGCCTTTGATTCCGTTGATATCCTGCCCGATTTGGGCTTGCAGGGATTTTGAAGCGGAATCCAGCCGCGCCATCTTCGCTTCGATGGACTCAAGCTGTACGCCGCGGGCAGCTTCAGTCACAGTCCCCATCCCTTCGGCAAAGGAACCGGCGAAGCTTACATAAGCGTCCTCGGTCAAAGCAAGGGCGACACTTGCCGCCTCTGCGGAACCGATAATGTTCGCAAAGGCTTGCTCATCGCCGCCCAGGGCATCCTTCAATATGCATAACGAATCCGCCAACCCATACTGCTTGATCATCGCTTCACCGGATTCGATTCCCAAAGCCTCAAAGAGGTTTGCTAAATCTTTGCTCGGGCTGGAAAGGGTAGAAATAATTGACTTAAATTGTTTTTGAACCTGTGTCGCGCTCATGCCTTTGGTCGTGGCATAGGCCATAGACGCGCCGAGTTCGTCAAGGCCGATTCCGGCCCCCGCCGCCAGCGTGGAAATATGGCTGATGCTCCCGGCAAATTCGTCAAGGGAACCCACTCCCATGTAAGAGGCTTGGGTAAATATATCGGCGGCGATTGCGGCATTCTCTGCGGACAGATTCCAAGCGTTTGTCACGTTGATCAAGGCGTTAGTTGACATAGTAAGATCAGCCTGATTCGCCTCC